GAAAGCTAGTTTGGAAGGGTCGAGAGGTGCCCCATGCCTATGCATGTTTCCCTCCATCCCCACTGCCGTTGTGACGGCAGGTGCAAAGTGTGCCCGCCGCGTAAAGTAGCGGTGTGGGCGAAAACGTAGACCGCTCCAATGGTCCACGCCCATGGTTTGGACGAAGTTTAGGTTGCCGAAGCATTTGCCACCTGCCAGATCGGTTGGTCGCCGTATTTGCCTGTATGTTGTCGCTGTTAGGCCCCAGCGCCACGTGAGTGTGGGACTCCAAAACGCTCTGGCAGGGTCTCCCCCGTAAGGTATCCGAGCCGTAGCCGCTCCACCTTACCTCTAGTCCACGCTATAGGACGACCAGATGAATTTTGAATTATGCTAACAAAGAAATAAAATGTTACCCAAGAATGATTAAGACAACCGCTATTGCGTCGGGCCCAAATCCCACTTACTGTCAAACGTACGAGGTACAAAGGTTAGGTTGCCGTAAATGTGACCTCCACCGCCGGAAGGTTCGAAGGAGAAATGCTTAGCCTGACCGAAATCAACAACGTATGTAAACCGTGTATTGTTCCCGTCAGGAAAGTAGTTCCCATCGAAAAGACCATCCATGTAGAAGCTGCTGGTGTAGCCACCTATGTACCCGCTAATAAGACAAATGTAATCGACGCCGGAATTGTTGGTTAAGTACCCCCTAACACCTTGTGCCGTCTGCACCTGTGTGTAGGTAAACGTATCCGGCAAAGGGAGCGTGTCGAAACAAAGCCCTGAACTACCGCCAAGATAGGAATCCAAGCCGTAGTAAAGAAACTTTGAGTTGGTATTGGACACAAAGTCATCGGTGCCATCGTAGTCGTCACGAGGTGGGCGGGCGACTTTAACAAAAGTGCCCTCATCCGCTGTAGCCATAACGTTAATAAACGCTGGGTTCAGGGTGGTGACAGGAGTGGAAAACTTAATTCCAGTATAAGACCCTGGTTGGAAAACTCCAATAAAGGAAAATTGCAATCCTTTGTTGTCGTCCAGGTCTTTGGTTGCAAAGGTGGTGCGCGAAAAACCACCCAGATTGCTGGAAATAGAAACCATCTCAGGCCTGCCAAACCCACTTTTTGTTATGTCTCGATAACGAACTGCGAGTGCCAAATACAGAGGGCGGTCACTCACATTCTGAATGTAAGTGCCGGTAGAAAATTCAGTAATAGAGAACAAACTTCTGCCTGTTTTAGACGTTAGGATTTCGGTGCCGTCTAAACCTAAAGGATTAAATTGATCTGGGACGCTCATGGTTCCAGCAAAATACATGTCATACAAATCCTCCTGCTCAGGCGGCACAGTCCCCTAACCCTGAAGCGTGGGGTCGGTTGGGCCAACGAGATTGGGAGTGAATTCGATGAAAATGCGTCCTGCAATGCCAGTGAAGCCTTCATCCATATCGGCGAACGTAACAATGCGGCCCGCGACGCGGTCATTCTTGTCCTCGTCTGAGAGAGGGGCCACTTTTGTGTACTCGTAAGTTCTGTATTTTGGGGAGGAAAGAGTGAATTTGTCCCATGGTGCTCCACGTACTGCTCCCGTCACTGATGTGAGTGACTGGAACGAGGTCGGGGTAGCGTCCTTGAAGTCCGAAAGGACCGTCATCGCTACTGTTCCGTTTGTGCTGGTCGAGACTCTCGGCTCGTACCACACCTTGAGGTTGTTGAGGCCCCACCTCTGGTACGAGGGGGCGATTCCCGACAGCCAAGGGATGTTGTCTGGATGTAGCGTGAACGATTGGAAACCTTTCTGAACTTCGATTACCATGCACTGTTGTCGCTGACCCCTGGGAGCGGAAGCTCGGACGGCTTGCGTTCGGGGGGCGAGAACCAGCTGCATTTGCTGGGTGTTCGCTCGGTTGCCCATGCCCTTGCGGGCGCTGATTTTCTTCGCTGCTTGTAGTTTCTGTTGAGGCATGGCGTACGATAACTGTTGCTGAGTAGAAATTAATTGTAATGTGTGAAGCAATAGTGAAAGTGTGGTGTGTATTGGATCCCACCACCACGATGGGACTGTTCATCATGTTGTACAGGCTGTGTCCTCAGCCCGCGGAGCCGTGCAGTCTCTCGGCATTTTGTTTAGCATGCGCTCGCCTTACGGTATAGACAAAGGCGTTAGCATCCCCGAAGGGCCGGAAGTATTAAGCTGTGAAGCACCGGTTTGGTCCATTAATCAACATAACCCAATTACGCTGTTAACCCTGCGCTAAAGGGGTTCGATATTGTTGCGTCGCCGCCAACTACTAACACTCCAGGTAGTCGTAATCCCAAGTGGGATACGACATTCCAACATCCTGGGGTGGTGTGTAGGTGGGTGTGGTATGTGAGTAGTGGTGCTCGAGTTGGATCTGCATATCGGCTGGTATGCCGAATGCAAGCCAGAAGGAATGGCGAGCCTCATCAGTAACAACCTTGCCGCGGCGGTTCATGCCACGGGATTGCCAGTATAAGCCACCATCCTCTCTAGTAATTGACCGGGGAGAACGACCTTTACCTGCTCGTACGAATGAGCTGTAAAATGCGTCGTAGATAGGCATGCCTCCAGCAAGAGACGTGCCAGACATGCCTACCCCCTTAATCCAACTCTCGAACCCCTTGACGCTATGCCAAGGCTTCAGAGACACACAGTCTTTAGCCAAAGCAGTACGGGGATCACGAACCATGGTCCATGAGTTCCCATCCCACACAGGCTGAGACTGACAAAATACGACTTTCTCAAGGTCGTACACTGGGTCCTCCACCACCATAGTGAAGCCCATGTCCCTAAACCACTCTTTGAGTCCTGCGGAGAAGCGTTGCAAATCTTTACGATGGATGAACAACACACAATCATCCCCGTTGTTCGCCAGGCGAAAACGGATGCCCTTTCCCTCACAGTAGGCTATACACATTTCAGATGCTAATATACAATTGCCCAATCCAGTGTTGATAACCCCAGACAAGCGTGTGCCTTCCACATCGTACTTAACAGTGCCTTCGGCTGTGCGGCCGAAAGCCGATGTGTGTAGCTGCTTGGAGAGCAGCCACTGCAAACGACGCTTATCCTTGGGGCTTTGTAATAACGGAGGGTAGTGCGTATGCTCGAACTGCAACGCCTGCTGCCCAACGTGTTGATCAAATCTGGATGCATCCAATCCGATAGCCACACAGTCTCCTGTGCCTCCCATATCCTCCCAGTGCTGGGCCAGACATGCCCCGACCTGTGATGCGTTTTTCCCCTTCATCACGACGGTATGTCCGGCTGTCTCAGCGATCGCCTCCAAGAGAGGGTGTTCCATAGGCTTCACGAACCTACCCGTCTCTAAATTTGCTTCAGGACTCATCGGCGAAACGATCCTAGCTACTGCGTTCGGCTTAAGCGTTCTCTCGGTCTTTGTGAAAATGGTGACCTGAAAATCGCGCTCAGTCAAGCTCCTACTTTGCAAGGACTCAACTGCGCCTTGGTATATCGCCCTCTTTTTGCCCGTGTACAACAAAGGATATAAATCCCTTTCCACCGGGGAAACGAAGCGGCAACATCTCAAGACCCTTTTGCGAATATCGCTTAGCCTGGTTTCAAAGACGTCCTCTAAGGCCTGAGGTGGCCTCACGAACTCTCCAGATGTATCCTTAACGAAAAACACCCGTTCTTTTACTCCCGTAACGAGATTTTGTAAAGATGAATTAAAAGCGTAGATTTGACGCGGCGGGGACATCTTCTGCCCCACCAAGAAAGTGCGCCTTACGCGTGAGGTGGCTCCCAACATTCGTGATACCGCCAAACTGGGAGGGTTGGGTGCCGTTGACTCATGGCCATCCCTCCCCGGTACACTCACTGGGCCCCCCTAACCGTCATGGTCATAATGACCACGACGGATGCCGAACCAATTGCTCCAGTAGGCCATGTCGCGTGCCTTATGGGCGCGACGGACGACCGGAGTATTATCAACCATGACGGCCATTGCATCCATGTCCGTGGGGACAAATGCAATTCGCACAGCCATGGGGAGAACCTTGGCAATGTCAACGCGTCGGACGTTATCAGCCTCCATAGCCTTGCGGATCCACGTGGAAACGATCATCTCGTTAGCACGCGTGAACCTCGGGCTGTGGAACTGTGCGTGGGCTAGCAACGAGTACGAGGCGTACCAGTCCACATTGCTGTGTCGTGGTTTCCTCTTACCATTGCCTGCGTCCTCGAGCGCACACTCGGGATCCGAAACAGTAGGGGAGTTGTACTCCTCCACCGTCTTCTTCACCTTCAGCTGTGTCTCGGGGTGAATGTACCCTTTGAACAGCATCTTGAACGCCATCCACGGTCCGACCTTGACCTTTACGGCCCTTTTTACAGGCACAATGTGTGCCTTCACCTTCCACTCTGTGTTATCATCGTACATCGCAGACGGATCCGATAGTGCTGGGGGAGCTACTGTGGGGGGAGTGATACTGGGCATGTTGTATCTGGTGTCTGCGTGTGTGGGGTGTTTGTGGTCTATGGGACCATCAACCAGTGGCTCGTCACCCTGAGCGGGGCCCCCTCGCGGTAGCGTACGTTCCATTGCCGTAAACGGTAAACCCATGGACGGGAGGGAAGTTGCGTATCCAGATCCCTACTGGCATTAAACTTGTGAATGCTGCGTCACCGCGACATTCTCGGACAGATAGATGCCCACCATTGTATCCCTCGTAAGGTAAACCGATGGCTCGGTGATGCCTGTTCTCATAACGATCGCCTGGCATGACGTAAGCGGCTGCTATAGCTAGGGCAGCACCCACTGGCGGGCACCAGATACACGCGAACGTGTCCCTCGCCCGGAGGCGGTTTTACTGTTTGCTCAGGGTCCATCAACCTTACCAAGGACCAGGGTGTAGCACTTAACGGTGTGCCCGGCGCTTAGCGCAATACGCATCTAGAATTGTTGGGAGTATTACCAGCACGCCCCGAAGGTACGTTCCCCGTGCATGCCCCATATAGGAGCGAAATTCCGTCATAGGCC